CGGTTCCTGCAGCGTCCGCAATACCGTTTGCAAGTGCGTCGCCAATGGTAGAAGCCGCCGCACCTTCTGCCGCTCCGGCCGCAGCGCCGCCAAGCCCTCCAGTTGCGATATTGAGTCCAAGGCTCAAGAGCGACTTTGCGCCCTGCTCTTCCTGCGCTTTCTGCGCCTGCATCTTCTGGAAGTCCTGCATGGCATTTGCCCTCGCATTCGCCATGGAATTCTGCGCCTGCATTCCATTCTGCATCTGCTGTACACCCTGCTGCTGCATCATGTCGAATGTGTCCATGCCATCCTGACTCCCAAGAAGTCCAGGCATCAATCTTTCCAAATACATCAGAACAGCCCTCCCAATAATCCAGAGAACAGCCCACCGCCGCCACTTTGCGTGGTCGTGGTCGTTCCTTTTCCTGCTGCCGCCGACAATGCCCCTGTCGTGCTCCCGTTCAGCCCAAGGGACATATTCCAAAGGTTCGATGCAGGAGTCTGCGCCGCTTCCTGCGCCGCCGCCGCCGTGGTAATGCCGTTCGTTGCATTCCCAACGATATTCTGCCCGACGTTCGCCCTCTGCGCGTTCACGCTCTGCACGTTGTTCATGTACTGGTCCAAGAGTCCCTGCTGTGCATTCAGCCCAGACATTTGGTTGTTGAACTGGCTGTTGTAAACATCCAGCCCAAACTTGTTGTTCTGGAACACGTTGTTGAGCTGCTGTTGTGTCAGGTTCCCCTGCTGGTTCAGTGCCGTGATGTTCCGGTCGAGCGCATTGCCGATATTCGCGTACTGCTGGTTGTAGATATTCCCCTGCCCTCCCAAGAGGTTCACGGCATCCGATGTTCCACTCGTCAGAAGCCCCCCAATGGTATTGATGTTATTGAGATAGTTCTGCGCCGTGGCTGTTGCCGCGTTCTTGGAAATGTTGTCCAGAACCTTCTGCGTCACGGAGCTGTTCAGAACGCCACGGTTCGCAAGGTTGTTGAGTCCTTCACCTGCCGTGCTCTTGAGCGTTCCGGCAATAGCATCCTGCATGTTCTGTAGGTACGCGCTCGGAAGCTCCCCATTGATGAGGTTGTTCCGCACGCCTTCATACTTGTCATAGATATTGCTGTATTTTGAAGCGATTCCTTCCAGTCCGGCATTCGCCCGGTTCGCCGCATCAATGCCAGCCTGTGCCGTTTTCGAATACTGCGGAATGAGATTCGCCAACTGCTGGTTATAGTCGTTGGTGGCTTTCGACGTATCAGAGAACAGACCGTCTGTCTTGGATACGTAAGAATCAACATATTCGGGAACGGACGTATAGAGCTTCCCAAGCTCATTGGAAGCCATGGAAAGCGCCTTGTCGTTGTTGCTGACTGCCTGCCGGAGATAATCAAGCCCTTCCTGATTCTGCGCCGCCGCCTGCTTGTTCAGCGCGTCATAATCAACCTGAATGGTTCCCAAGGAGTTCGCCAGAACGTCCCTCGCAATATTGTTCAGCCATAGAGCATTCGGCGCTACAGCGTCCGCATAGTCCGCCTGACTTTTCTGCAACTGCTCCTCATACTCCGTAGGCTCATACACCTGCGTCGTTGAGCTGCTCCCACCGCCGAACAATTGCAGGTCCATCTTAAAATTCATTTCGCTTCACCTCCCATGTGATGAAATAAGACCATCTTCCTGTGTCCTCGTCCAGCCATGCAGGAGAACACGTTCCCTTGCATCCATCCTCGTCCACACAGAAATACCTCGTCATGCCTTCCTGCGTCTTTTCCGTATGCTCCACACGGTAGCCGAACAATCTGATGTACGCGAGAACACCGCGCAGGGCAATCGTTCCGCAACAGGGAATGCCAAGCGAGTCCGCCAGAACCTCTGCCAGCCTGCGCCAGAACATCCCATCCCCGCACACCTGATGTAGGACAACGATGTTATTCTTTCGGTCTATGCCGATTTCACAGAAGCCCTTCTCTGGGTAGTAGAACATCTTGAACACCTTGTCCCGCTTGAACGGCTTCCCTGTCTTGTCCTCGTACACCTGCACCCATTCTTCAAAGGACTTCCTCATAAGTGCACCTCATTAAAGAAAAAGCCGCCATAGAATTACCATGGCGGCCTGTTGTTACTTCAACGCTTCTTCAACCTCTTCGACAGTGAATCCAATGCGGAAAATCTTCGCTGTCGGATTCTCGCGGAGTTCGTACTGCATGTATACAGTCTCTTCTCCTTCGCCCATAGGTTCACTTGTCTCAACCTTATGAGTACTGTCTACAATGCCTTCCTTGCCAACAGGCAGATTCTCCACCCAGAACCAATCCATACGAGAATCAAGCAAGTCTTGCCAGTGAGGCTTCCACTGCTCGGCAGGGAAATTATCTCGTATATACTCATAGTCCTCTTTTGAGCTCAGAGTGTTCGGAAATCCTTTCATGTGTATTCCTCCTCACGTAAACGTGTAGTATTTCTGTATCTTTCGGATTGTAGCCATGAACGGAAGCTCGTCTTTGTACTTCTCGCACTGCTCTTGCAATACGGAAGAACCCGTAAAGGCAACATACAATTCACCGCCCAGCTTAAATTGAAGTGTCATGCACCGACCGCCATTGTATTTGCTGTCGGTCATGCGATAGGCAAGGACTTCGATTTCCTTCCCTTCGATATCTTTCAACTTCATCTTCTGCCCATTCATCGGATCCGTTTCTGCGAAATCGGAAAATTTATGTATACTGCCGCACCTCCTCCCATAGGCATTCCAACCCAGCGGCCTTTTGAAGATTGTATGTGTTTGCGTGCTTCAGCCAGCTTTTTGCGCTTGCCACCTTGGATACCGCCTGTTCTGCCGTGATGATTCCATGCTTATACTGCCACGGTATCATGCGGATTCTCTTTCTTATCCGCTTTGCCGTCTTTTTCCTGACAAGAATCTTGCCGTCAGGAAAATGACGATACCCAAGGAAATCCAGTCCGCAGATAGATCGAAACACATTGCCTCTGCTCAATCTCTGACGAAGACAATCATGAAGGTATGTTCCCATGTCAGAAAGTATTTCATGAAGCGTTTCCTTGCTCTTGGCAAACACGACAAAGTCATCGCAGTATCGGATGTAGTGCCTTGCGTGGTGTCTGTGCTTCGCTCTCTGGTCAAGCTCATTCAGGTAAAGGTTGCCAAACCATTGAGACGTATAGTTCCCGATGGGGACTCCGATTTCCGTGCTGTCTATGATATCATCCAGCAGCCACAGAACATCCTTGTCCTTGATTTTTCGACGGATAACAGCTTTCAGTACGTCGTGGTCAATCGTCGGATAAAACTTCGATACGTCGCATTGGAGACAATACTCGTTCTTTCGGATATACTCCATGGCCTTTGTGCTTGCCTTGTGCTGCCCTTTGCCAACACGGCAGGCATAGCTGTCGGAAATCATCAATGGCTCCCATATCGGTATGAGAACTTGAAGCAGTGCATGTTGTACGATTCTATCAGGATAGAACGGCAACACTGATATCACCCTCTCCTTCGGTTCATATACCTTTTTCATCTTGTACTTTCCAGTATGGAACGTCTTGTTGATAAGGCTTTGCCGAAGTTCCTCCAACAGCACTTCCTTATTGGCTTCTACCCTACGAACCTTCTTCTGCCACATCTTCCCGCGCTTTGCTTTCTTGTATGCGAGTTCAATGTTCTCTGGATCAATCACATGTTTCCATAAATCTCCGTGCCTCTTAATAATTGTCCCTCCCGACGTTCGCTTCCGCTACTAGCCGGAAGGAACCCATGTTGTGTATTTCGGATTTCGCCGTGGCCGATATGCCCAGCCTGATGGTTTAGCTCTATACCAGCTTTACCGCCAGTATCGGAAACGCCCTGCGTGGAAATGTTGGCATTGACGTTCGACGAGAAATTGTTGCAATTGACACACCGTGAACTGCAATTCGCGCCATTGTCCCAGTTGCTGCCGAGAATCGCCCGACGTAACAGCCCATTCGCAGAGCGACTAATGGCATACCAGCCAAAGAAAACGCCCGTGTGGCGTTATCTCCTGTTTCGTGGTATCTGCTAACGCAGATACCAAAGTTTTATCGCTTTATGAGTTATACGGCACATCGAGGCTCGGAAACGCCCCGCGCGGAAACGTCGGCAAGGACGCGCGACGAGAAAGAGCCGCAATCGACACACCGCGAACCGCAAGCCGCGCCATGGGCCCAGGAGCCACCGAGAAACGCCCGACGCAACAGCCCATTCGCAGAGCCATAACCTTGTGAATCTACTGAAGATTCATACACGCTTCTCTGCTGCCAAGCATATCCTTCCAGATACAGGTTGTTATTTCTCCACGCTGCACCAGGATAATATTCATACTGATCTTCTGCCCACTGCCAGTAAGCTCCACATCCGTCCTCAATACCGTAGTTTGAAATCATTCTACGGTTTGCTGTATCTACATGTCCGCCTGTTGTGTTGGGGTCTGTAGAATTCTTGATGTTGGTCTGCTCATTGGAGCCTTTCATGGCGCATATAAATTCATCGCGCCGTACAAGGCGCTTACCAATCTTGCCAAAGGCTTCCGCAAATGCTTCTCCATGGAACTTCTTGGAAGATGCTCCGTCTGCAACAGTACCGCCATAAACAGAGACAAGCTTGGAGCCATTCCAGCTTGGCAGGTATATATCCATCCAGATTCCACAGCCGGAGATATAAGACATCCCCTCATTCTCGCTCACTGCACGATGCTTCAAGTCCCAAGGAGTTGCAGGAAGGATATCTCCAACGACATATCCAGTCAGCGTATTGCCGGAAATTGTACCGACGGCAACAGCCAGACAATGAAAACCGCCAATCTTGCGGGAATCTGTTGCCGTGTATCCCGTAGGTACTGTGCTGTTAGCAGACAAAATAAAATCAGGTTCCGTTCCATCGCTCGGAACGCAGGCATAGATGTAAAAGTCCTTTCCTGCCCTATTCGCTGCTGTTGCATACGAGGCTGTGTCCCAGCTATCAGAAGAGTCAATGTTAATCTCCTTGTTTTCAGAGAGGACATAACCGGAGTCACCTATATTTACCCAAGTAGGGTAAATCGTGATTGCAGTCTTGTTCGTACTGAAAATCTGCTGACGCTGATAGTATGAAGGTGCTGTTGAGACATATACGCCAATCTGGGTTTTCGAAACCTTGCTCTCCTCTAGACTTTCAGATCTATTCTTTAGAATTTCAGACTTCTTGTCAAGTTTTGCAATCGCGCCCTGTGCGTTGTCGCTCTCTGTAATTTCTTCTTCAGAATCGGGCTTCTGATATTGATAAAGTTCCACCAAGTCGGCGTCCGTCTTGAATTTCCCTTGGTCGTAATGCGTAGAGCCGTCCTGCTCGGTTCCGTTCGGAATCATGAAATCTGATCTGATTGTTGCCATGAGTAAACCTCCTTATAATGGCTTTATCCAACATGTCGTGTCCGTAGGTCTGCTTGCACTCACGGTGAAGAGCGCGGCTTTCGTGACGTAGCCTGATAGGTCCATTTTCTGTGTTCCAAGCTGTTCCCACTTGTATTCGCCCGTGTCGTCGTCCTTAATGCGGATATACTCCGTGAAGAGATTGCCCGACTCGCTCCCCGTCCGTACGAGATAAATCTTGTCCGTCTTTCCCTTTTCAGGAAGCTCGTCAACGACGATTGTCCCATACTTCGGAATAGCGGACACCATGCCGTCCACTTCGGACTTGTTGTAGGTTTCCGCCTTCTTGTAGTAGTCCAGAAGGTCCGTGTCAATCTTTCTCACCAACGCAGCGTAATTGTCGTCAACTGTAGTGGACAAATTAGACACGTCACTTGCTATTGCACTTTCCGCATCCTGTGCTCGCGTTGCCTCATCCGACACAGCCGACTGAATGCGTGCGTCCGTCTCGTCTTTGCGGTAGTAGTCCTGCCAATGCTCGCCTTCTGCGTACCGTCTTGCCCTTTCTGCCGCATCCGTGGCTACGTTCTTCTGAATGACCGTCTGCTCGTAGAGATAGCGGACCTCAACAGCGTCAGCGTCAGCCTGCACACGGCTTGCATTCGCATCTTCCGCATACTGCCGCGTCTGGTTCTCAATGGCCTCCACTTCGGACTTTGCCGCGATAATGCGAGTGAGTGCGCTCTCTGCCTCCGGGTAAATGCTGTCTTTCAGTCTCTGCGTCTCATCCCTGTACGCCTTCGCCTCTACAGCGGAATTTCCAGACTGCGTAGCATATCCTTTCGAGGAATCACGATACGCCATGGCTTCCATCGCGTACTGCTCGGCTTTCGTAGACTCGCCCTTGAGGCTGTCCAGCCATTCCTGCTCGGTACCGACGAATCCCATGCGGACTGCAATCTCATATGCGGATTCTCCACGCTCCCCTTCGAGGACTACGCCAACCCCTGTCCTGAAATTAGCGGGCTTCTGCCTTTTCATCACATCACCTTCCCTCATATTGGCCGTATCCAGTAGGAGCCATCTTCCGGCTGTTCGTTGGACAACACAATGTTGATGAGGTTGATTACCGTCGTGTAGTTCGGACCCATTCCCTCGTCGTCATCCGTTGTCTCGTCGGAGATACTGCTCGTCACATCAGGAAGGAGCCTGTACTGTGCAGGTCCCACAGCTGTGATAACCTGCCCTTCCTTCAGCGTAACTTGGATATCGTACCAGTAGTTTCCAATGGGAAGGCTCTGCGTATCCTCATGCTGGAACACAAAGTATCCATTGGTTGTAAGCTTCTGCAAGACTGGCTTTGTGTCGGATATCTTCTTTTTGATGGTCAGCACAGCGCTGTCCCCTTCACGGAAACGAAGCCGCCTTCCTTTCTGCGTCTCCATCTCCACTTGAATAATGCCTGTGTCGCCACGAACATGATTTATGTTCTTCCCGACTCTGGATATCCCGCTCATGGTACCACCTCGAACGGCTTAATCCAGAATGAACCATCGTTAGGCTTGTCGCGAGAGCATGTAATGTTCCCGTCACCTGTCTGGACACGGTTCACGCCGATAATCTTGTTCGCCGCAGCGTTGTACCCAAGAATCTGCCCATCACGAACACCGGACATATCAACCGTGAATCCACCAACCTTCGCTGCATTCCCCGTGATGCTCCCTGCAATCAATCCGTTATCGTTTATGACAGGAATTTTCCCAGGCTCGTTCCCATCGGACGACAAATCCTTCCCTGTGAGGAATTCCGTGTCATCGTCCGCATCCTTCATCCCAAGGAACGGCTTGTTCTGCCCGATGAAATTCCATGTGGAGTTGTTGACGCTCCTCATGTAGATTCCACCGTCGCTATCCACATACCACTGGTTCCGCATGGGAGCCACGGGAAACTTGGACGGGCTCTGCCTGTTGCCACGAATTGAATTTATCAAGTCGTAGATAATCGGTATCTCGCCGATATACTTGGAGGCGAAATCGTGGACAGTATCGCCACCCCTCCGAAAGTCCAGAGGATATTTCTGTTCTGCCTCTGCCATATCACACCTCCGCTATCTCAAAATTGAGCCCGTTGAACAGGAGCTGTCCTCCCTGCCCAGCGGACTCTACCTTAACGCCTCTCATGCGCTCGATGAACCTTTCATCCGTGCGGAACATGTTGAGGCTGTACAGTTCTGTCTCGTCTCCGTAGATATATTCACCATTGTTGTAAACCTCGTCGCTGTTTTGGAACATCGGCGAAGGGCTGGTCGAATACAGCTCCCTGTCGTTCAGATAGATGGGACTGTAATCGTGGTAAACGGCCTGTGCCTGCCATGGGAAAGTCCCTTTCAGGAGCGCCTTGCCAATCCAGAAACGGCAATCGAAGTAGTTGTCAACAAACTGCGTGATATCCACCCGGCCGCGCTTGACGAGATACTCATTGTTAGAAACAAGGGTTTTGCCTCGCCAGTGCCATTGAAGAAGCTCGCCCTCGTCCCAAACAGAGTCCACATCCAGCCGCTGTATCTTGTCTTCCTTCAGGAGGAAAACGTCATCTCCAACGGTGCAAGCATCAACAAGGTTCGTGCTGTATTCCCTTTGGTAATAACCGCCATGATCCAGGTCGAAGAACAGAAACCGCCTGTCTCCATCGACGAACCATATCTGATTCAGCGTCGGCATATACCGAAGCTTTACCGCTTCCGGTAGGTGTTGTATCTCATTCCGTACCTTCGTACTGATTTCACGCGCCCGCATGTCTCCGTATGTGTCCGTCGTAGATACGTCCTGCACGAGAGAATCACCAAGGATGATTGCCTCGTTGACTATGGCCACGCATGACCGAAAGCCTTTGCAGGAAACCTCTCTCGAAACCTCGCGGACTACCCACTCTGGGAATTGCCCTGCAAGGTGGAACACATGCCCATTGCTTTTGATAATGAGAATGTCGCTTGAAAGCGCCACGACACCAACGATTTCACCGCCGTCCTTGTATCCAATGTCAATCCACTGCGCGGAATCCGAAGCCTCGGTGTCAGTCTCCCATGACGTCTCGTCACCAACCGCAGACGTGTGCAGCCTGTCATTGTAGTACGTCCATACCCGTCCATCCTTGACGAATACGCCATTGCACACCTCTGGGGAATCTTCCAGCGTTTCCAATGCTCCCTCGTGGTAGTACTGCATCTTACCGCCAGAGGCAATCAATGTACCGTCTTCCCACGGACAAAACGCAGGAGTGACATTCCCTGTCAGCGTACCGACAGCAGAAAGCGTCTCACGGTCCCATGTGTAGACCTGTCCTTCCTTGGCACAGATCACGAACACATCACCCATCTTGTCATAGGTGAAGTCTGTAAACCCAACACCTTCCTGCTCAAACAGCGTCACGGTTCCCGCCACGGTCTTTAAAAGTCCCGTGGACTTGTCGATTTCCACATTGACCGACTTCGTCAGCTCGTTCTGCTGTATCATCTCACTGGCGTTCGACGTATTGAGCCCGCCTGTGAAATCACGGTATTCTACAATCTGCTGGTTCGCATGTTTGACAGATAGCCTAGCCATTACCAGTACCCCCCAACCTTAACGCCGGGAGGATTGAACGTCCTTGCCATCTGCTGTATTCCGTTGACGATTGTCACCATGAGCTGCGATTCCTGGCTCATGTCAAACTCGTTCGTGAATGACGCTCGGAGGATGCAGTATTCATAGACGAAATCCTCCAAGTCGGAAGGTACAGGAAGTTCCTCGTCGTCCAGTGTCAGAGGCTCAAGGTCCTTGATTCCCGTCACAGAAAACGCCACAGGAGTATTCGGCACAGGCCAGACACGTATCTTGTCGTAGCCAACCAGCCAGTAGAATTTTGGACGCCCTTTCGCGTTGATATCCTCAACGACTCTGGGATTGATGATCTTAAGCGGCTTCCCGTCAACCCTCACGTCGATAATGTGAGATATCGGGTCAAACAGGTAAATCGTATTCTCAAGTCCATCCAACATACCGTCGAATTCAAAATCCGCCAGCATGGACGGGTAAACATCCATGACAATTCGACGGACGAATCGGAGTCCGTCGTTGATATACATCATGAGGTCATCGTCGGAATACTCTATAGCCTGCTGGTCATGGGTCATGGAGCGTATACGCCGTATAAGGTCCTTAATCTTGATCATGGCTAATACCTCCAAAAAGGGCAGGTGTTACCCTGCCCATGAACATCAGTCATCCTCGGAAGCGGTCATGACATTGACGACGCCGAAATCGGTGAGGTTCGTGCCATCGAACGCGAACGCGGAACGTGCCACGCCGAACATACGGCCAATGGAAGCGCCGTACTTGTTGTCGTAGTCGAACATCTTCTCGCGCCATTTCGGCTCGGTTCCCTCTGCGAACGTGACGGCCTGTGCGCCAAGGAACACGGCATGACCGACTTTCAACCCGGAGGAACCAGTTGCCGTTACGGGAACGCGGGTATGCTCGTGAATCACGACGCCCTCATAGATTCCCATTGCGCCGGAGAAAATGGGGTTCTTCTCGCCACGGATATTGGCGTGCTTCTGCGCCTCAATCCACTTCGGGTCATTGCGGAGGTCGCGCGCCTGGTTCGGAGTAATGACCATTGCGTATGTGGAATGACCATCCACATTGACCGGGCGAATAGCCGTGTCCTCGTCAGCGGTTGCCTTGCGCTTTGCAATGCCAATCAGGTCAGCCGTAAATTTGTCAGCCGTGGTAATACCACTCTCAGCCGTGGCCGTGCCGCCGAACACGATACGGTCCGTAGACGGTGCAGCAATGGGGAACGGGAACGCTGCCGGAGTCGTAGCCCAAGTGGGAAGGACGCCAGTCAGAACGGAGAAGATGGACGTGTCAACGTACTTGGACAGCCACGCAGACAATGCAGTACGAGCGTCACGCCGCATGTCGATCTGCGTTTTCTGCTCTTCGTACTCACCTTCGAGCCGAACTGCATTCCTCACACGGAACAGCTCCACCTCGAAATCCCTGTACTGCAACGCTTCCTCATTACCTTCGAGGATATTGTCGCCCAATACGCCAGCGCCGGAGAGAGGCAGGAGCAGCGGGATATTGATTTTCGTGCCACGCCCTTTGGAGAGCTCTTCCTTGCGGTGAACGATGGCCTTCGCGTCACTGCCCATGAAGCGGGAGAAAAATGCGTCGTGAATGCCGGACTCATATGCCTTCTTTGCCCATGCCTTGAGAATCAAAGAATTAGGAATTCTGGTATCTGCCATGATAAACACTCCTTTTCATGTAAAGGAGCAGGTGTCACTCGCCCAACAGAAGCTTCTGGTATTTCGGATCAATCTGGTCGAACGGAGTTTCTCGCAGCATCTTTTCGAGTGATGCTACAGAGATACCGCCGCCAGCGTCGCTGGAACCGTTTACCTGCTGACTCTTGGGGAACGAGTTTGCCTGCTCAAATTTGTTTGCTTGTGATTTTTTGTTGGTGGTAGTTACAGGATGCTGTCTCCTGTAGGCTGCCTGCGCCTGTGCGAAATAGTTTTTGACGAGTGCGATTTCTGCCGGAGAGGCTGTCTGCCGCTCAATCCTCGCGTATGCACCAGCAATAGCCTGTTTGTCCTGCTCGGAGGGAAGCGCAGTGAAATATTCATTCACAGCGAAGTTCTTGACCGCTTCGAAGTCTGGCTCCTGCTGTGCTGCCGTTGCATAGCGGTTGAAATCTGCGACACTCGCGTTGTGAGCTGCCAGGAACGCCTGGCGACGCTGTAGCTCCATCTGCTGTGCCTGCCGAATCCTCGCCATCACATTACTTTTGGCGAATTCCTGCGCGTACTGCCATCTCTGCTTCTTCGGATCGTTGTCCTCCATGTACTCCATGGAATCAAGGTCCTCCGCAGTAAGCCCTGAAAGTTGCAACGCCTCTTTCTGAACGGCCTGATTGATGAGGTCCACGTTCTCAGGAGTCAGCTCAAAGCCATTCTCTTGTCTGGGAGGTTCCTGCCTCTGTACAGGCTGTTGAGGCTGTTGGACGGGTGCAGCAGGTGGCTGTTGCGGCTGCTGGTTCCGAATGGATTCCAGCTCAGCCTTTAGCCGTGCGATCTCCGCGTCCTTGTCCTTGCCCTTGTCCAGTACCTGCTTGAACCGCTTGTACGGAATGGGGCCGGGAGCGTCTTGGTCTTCCTGCTTTGCTTCTGGTTCTGTCTGCTCCTCACTCGCTTGAGGCGCTGGTTCCGCAGCCTGCTTGGCCTCCTCCATGATCTCTCTTGCGAGTTTGTCATCATCCAGTCCGGCAAGTTCATCCGGGATTGCCTCGGGCTCGGGTTCCTGCGTGGTCTCCTGCTCTGGCTCTGCTGCCTGCTGCTCAGCCTCTTCTGCATCAAACGCTGTCTCAAACTTTTCCATGTTTAACTCCTTTCGCGCCCGTATCGTCGGCGGCACGTTTATGGCATCAAAAAAGCACCTGTGATATCTCACAAGTGCTTACTTGATTGCGTTGTAAAGCTCGGCGAGTGCGTTCATTGCGACAGGGTCATTGACTCTGTCCGCGCCTCTCATCATGTACTGGATTCTGTCGTGCATCAGCTCGCAAATATCTGCCTTGACATCGTCAATGCCGATTGCCTTCGGTTCCTGCACATCCAATACGGGTTCCTGGGAATCATCCTTCTTCGGTCTTGCCATCCTATCACCTCCTTTACAGTGCTGGTGCGGCTCCTGCCATCATACTCTGCGCCGCCGCCTGCGTCATATTGCTACCTCTGTTTTGTTGAGGCTGTTGCGTTACCATCGGCAGCATTCCCGGTTGCTGTGCCTGCTGTTGCGCCTGCTGCAATTGTGCCTGCGCCTGTTTCTGGCTGTTGGCATTCTGTAGCAGGTTGTTGACCTGCCGTTGTTGCGCCAGCGCGTCTGCCAGTCCTGGGAACATGTTCTGCACCATCAAGTTTACTGCGTACTCTGCAATCTGCTGGTCGATGAGTCCCGCCTTCGCAGCCATGGCAAACTGAATCGGAAGAGG